GGTTTCTCCATTTATGGTGCATATGGTGGACACTGGAAGGCAAATTTACCAGTGCCCCGGGGGTGCGTCCCCTACCACGTTATCGGCTCAACGTGGCCAGAGTTTCCCATTTTGGTCATGGGAGGCCCTCGGAACAATATCATCCGACGTTTATAGTCGACTCCCACCTGTCGCACCAGGTTCCGTTCCCATCGACAAAGAACGAAAAGGCTGGCCTCACCAACCCAGGAAATAGAGGGTGGATTTAACGTGGTGACCTTGTTCCACAACACTAGAGACCGATACCTCTACCTCTACCGTCCCATCCGAGCCACACGTACCAATTAGGTAGGCCAAGACTCGGCAGTGAGGATACATCTCTCGGTCCCTACACACTCATACATAAGTAACTTCTACAAACCCTAAAGCAGTGGGTGAGGTATAAACAGTAAAATTGTAATACAAAGCGGCAGACACCCTAGTGATCATAATATGGGACCGTTCCTCGGCGGTGTTGGTGGTGGTGGTACCAACCCCCAACGTAGCATCATTGGAAACGACCTTAACAAGACCAAACCCGGTGCATGTGTTAGCTGTTTTAGACTCACAATAATACCCGGTCCCCCCAGTAGTAGTGTAGACGACGGCATCAGACTGGGCCCCACCAGATTCATTGAAACACCAAGTAATGAGATAACATCCCTGTGGCACAGTATAATAATACCGGCCAGCTGGGGACGTGGACTGGATCTGGCCAATGACGGGCCCTACGGCATTCATAACACCAGCAGCGGGATTCAACCCATATGACGACATAGTAGAAAATACGGCCTGCTGGGCATCTATAAGTTCAACCTCATACTCGATTATGATATCAGCCAGAGCGGCGTTGGTAGCGACGATCTGGTCAGAGAAAAACAACAATTGTCCACAGTCGATAAGCTTGGAGTCAGTGGTGGTGTGTGAATTCACGAACCTAACCCCGCCTTGAAGAGGAACGGGGAACAGGATGGAATCCCATGGTGCACACTCACCATGATGGGTGAGAGAAAAGAACTCGTTACGATCAGCAGGCTGTGGATCTGTGGAATCATAATCAATACCAACACCGATACGACCACCGGTGGAGGTTGGTTGATTAGACACCAGCTTAATGTTAACAAAGTTGAACTTGTATTTGTCATAGTTGGATGCCATATTAGCTAACCAAGGGAACGTGGAGTACTTGCCAGGATTGAGTATAAAGGCCTGAGACCGATAAGAGAGAGTGGTCGCCGATGAGTAAAGACTCCCGATCAATTCAGAATGTGTAACAACCAAGTTGCGACCTTTCGATCTCATCCTTGGCTTGTTGGACACATGTGACCGGAGACCCTTAGCAACTGGGGCGTGTACTACCTGCTCTTTCTTGGCAAGAGTTCGAATAGGCTTGGATAGTTTACGAGTGGCCATCTGTGAGACGTGAATGGGGATGTTAGACACAAAATTACCAACAGGAGCTCTAGGAACAAACTTCTGGACCGGTCCAATAGTTGGCGCGGCAACAGAGGGATTGGAGGATTGGTTGGTAAGCGGATTGTTGACGGGAGTTTGTTTTGATGACTTGTATGATTTGATAGCGGAAGCAGCGGCGGCGAACCCCTGGGTGGCAACTAACTCTATGAGATAGGGAAGAACAGCGGGGTTAATAGCGGCTAAAGCGGTTCCTACGAGTGCTTCTAACCCTAAGATAATAGCACTCTGAGACAATGACTTAGCTGGCGGTTTAGATTTGGGGATGGCAAATCCTACAGCGTTAGATACGGCTTTGTGCTCGGAATCAGTTAAGCGATAAGTATCTCCGTACGGCAAAGGCATTGCATATTTTTAGTGCGATATTAAAGTGGTTGTGTATGGGATCCCCCCAACCAAAAGGAGACTGTTCATGTAGCGGTACCTGTGGCCGGATCCGTGCAGTCGTTCGGCATTTTGTTTAGCACGTAAGTATTTACGCCATAAGGCAACGTTTTGGTCCATTTAAACCGCTACACCCCAAGAGAAATCACAAAGGGAACTGTCGATGGAGGAAGGTTTCATGGTCCCCCTCCTCCACCTGGAATCGAAACTTCCACCGGTCGAAATAACGCTCTAATTCAAGTTGTTCCGATGGCGTGATGTCAAAGGCGCGATGGAAAGAGGCCCTAGCTTCAGGTGAAACAGGCCCGAAGTCTCTATCCATGCCTTTGGACATTTGGCGCATATACCATGACAGATAGTCATCGGAATTACGACCAGGCATCCCATACCTAATGTACGCTCGATAAAAATTCTGTAACACAGGGAGCCCACCAGTCATACGCACCCCACCCAGCCCCACGGCCCTCATCCAGGTGTAAACCTGGCGCCGGGACTGATAAGGCTGGAGCAAGCACGTGTCTTTATCTATGGCAGTCATTGGATTCCTCATCATGATCCAACGTTGCCCATCAAACACTGGGTGGGTCTGGCAAAACTCCAATTGTTCAAACTCGTAAACGGGTTGTTCAACCTTCATGGTGAACCCGACACGAGTGAACCAATCATCCAAACCTGTGCTAAACTTATCCAATTCAGATTCATCGAGGAACACCACGCAATCATCACCATTGTTGGCTAGGTGCAAAGTGACGTTGCGTTGCTTAGCATATTCATATATCATAGAACACATCAGCAAACAGTTCCCAAGGGAAGTGTTCATATCCCCAGACATACGGGTACCTTCAGTCTCGTAGCGGATCATGCCATCAGGGGCATAACCAACACACCGATTATGGAGCTGCTGCTCGAGTAACGACCTTAATTCATCACGATGTTTCTTGATAGGGAAACAATCGAGATAAACACCGTGTTCCCACTGTAGAGCAGCGAGAGACACATGTTGGTCAAACCGAGAAGCATCCAAACCGATGGCCACAGGGTGGGCAAACGAATCCCATTTCTTCCGTAGTATGGTTGCTGATTTGTAAGCATTGTAACCTTTAATAACGGTAGGTGTTCCATAAAGACGGCCTATAGACTTGAACATCTTGTGTTCAAGCTTCTTTAAATATCGCCCGATCATAATGTTATATCTAGGTGATCTTGGTGAGATCACCCTGGGCACTGGGTCGTCTTTACTCGTACAGTCGGTCTTTTCATACTTGATAAATACCTCAACCCGTGAATCATCCCTACTGATCGCCTCACGCACAAGGCTCTCAGCAGCACGCTCATACACTTTCCGCTTACGACCCTTACATGACTCCAGAAATTCAGGAATAGTCCAAGGGGTGGTTCGCGGTAGGTGTAGCTTAAGGGCGGCTCTAACCCCAGAAAGGGTCAGAGCAAATGACTCCGGTTTGGGGGGGCGACGGAACTCGCCTTCACGCTTAACGTAGAAGACACGTTCCGCCACCGCTCGATATAGGTTCTGAAAAGTGTGATTGAATGGTATTATGGACAGGGCCTGAGAGAGCCCTGTGATCCTAACAAACATTCGTTCCCTAACCATACCCAATGATTTGAGCCCTACAGACACCAAGCCAGACTCCTCAATAGGGGCTCTCGTTTCAGCTCCAGTCTGGCCCTGTAGAATCACTGGGCACCCCTATAAGGGGATGCTCCCTCCCGGGAGCAGCTCCTTATAGCTTTCTGTTTCCGCCATGTCAGAACATTCCACATACCTCTCAGTGGGGATGTATGACAGGAACAGAGCCTCATCAATAGTTTCAATTTGCTGTTGCACACGTAACGACGTATATTCTTTCTGTACAAGATTACGAAGCCATTTACGTGTCATCAGCATATCTGCCTTGGTTTTCTCCCGGTGACCGAATTGGAGATAAGCCCGCTTCCCAAGGAACCGGGCAAACCGCCTAGGCCGTCGAGATGGATTGAAGGCCAACACCTCAGCTTCCTCATTACCCGTCTCATCCTCCAAATAATCCTGGATCCATGAACAGGCCTTCTCTTCCAAGTCAGCCTGTTTACGGAACAACCAATCAACCAGGGAGTGAGACAGATCCGTGAACCATTCAAGAACGCCAGCATTGAACAATAGCACACGCTGTAGGATGGAGAGTAACATGATGAAGGGGTACAATGGTACCATAACTACCCAACGAGGAAAAGCCATGGCAAACCGTACTCGGTTAGCGAGATA